ATAAAGACAATCTATCCTTACCTGTGTTGTTACTAGGCTTCTGTCTTTTTCTCATGCCCTTCATTCGTGCACAAAAAGACTTTCTTCTTTTAGCAGACTTGCTACCCTTTTTAAGCTTTGATGGTTTTGTTGTAACAGCAGTCTTTAATTTAGAGCCAGGATTATCTCGTTTATAAGAATCAACTCCTTTTTGATTTAATCCTCCACTTGGATTCTTGCCTTCTTTACGTTGCCATGCAGGAGATTTAACTTTGCCGCCATCTTTAAACTGTATAGTCTCAGTATCTTTATGAAAACAATCCATAGATATATTTTGAGAACGTGCGCTTGCGTCTGTTTTTTTCATGTTATTTTTCCTCCCATTTGCTTAAGTCTAACATTTGTAGTGGCCTTTCAATTACATGGTCTTTAAGCTTATCATTTTGTATTTGTATTTTAGTTCCACCTTTAACAAATGGTTTTCCATCTGCTGTGCCTATATCATAAGCAAAAAATGTACATTTCCAAAAACCACACCTTACTACTCTAGCAGGCCTTCCATCTAAAATTACCACATCGTCAGTATTTAAATCTTTACCTGCAAAAATTTTTATCGATTCAACAACCGATTCTATTGTTGATTTAAATAATAAAAGAGCAACTCCAGATACAAATAACCATACCCAGTTTCCTAAAAACCCTTCTGCTTGTTTCTGTAATTCCTCTTCGTTCATATTTATTTTCCATCAATCAATTCACCCCATAATGAGGTCCTTCCATCTATTATCTGTATTACATGTACAGTAAATTGTCCTTTAGAGAAAAAATCTACAATTGCAAATGCATGTGACCAATTAATAGGTCTTCCTCCAAGCCACGTATTCTGCTCATCTCTCATGTCTTTTAGGCATCCAATGCTCCAAGCTGACTTCTGACCATCCATATGAGTCACTGAACTCTGCTGTATGTCGTGATGATGACCATACATTACATTCGTTCCAAGACGTACTAGATGATTTCTTGTATGTTGAACTCCCGCAAAGTGATGGCCATGGTAAAAGTGTAGCTTGCCAATTTTTAGATACTTTCCTGCTTGGTAATAATTGTAGTTTCTTTCTTTTAATTTTACGCATTCTTCAAACCTATATTTAGTTAAGTAAGGATTTTCATCTACAAATCGATTCATCCAATCATCATGGTTGCCCTCAATCATGTACTTTTCTTTGCAGTTAGCCTTATCTAAAGACTCATCAATTAAATCCATGCCCTTATTAACGTCTTTAACGTCTTTTTCTATAAAAGGTAACTGATACTCTAGGGGTGGCCTTTTTCTCTTCTTCCATTGCCAATGAGAACAGCCATGCCACTCACCTACGTCACCTAAGTCTATGTAGACATCAGGCTTTACTATTTCTATTGCTTTTTTCACTACATTTATTGCTTTTTTATCATGTAGCGGAAAGTGTTTATCTGGCGTTACGAATACACGTTTTACAACGCCTTTATCTTTATTCATAAAATCCTATTTTTTTAATTCATTGTGTATCTTTAAAAACAAATACACAAGCGAAGCTATTCCAACAGCTACTCTAACTACTACAGGCAACCACTCAATCCATGTTATTCCCATGCCTGTCAGCCCAACCCCCATAGTTTTTAAAATATCCATTATTTTTTCTTCTTTTCTTTTGGCTTATTCATGTCTTGCAATAATTCAACTTTACCAAGTATTTTAAGCATTTCTTGATTAATTGCCCCAAGCTCTTTTTCCATTTGAGACTTTTTTGTATTTAATACATTATAAGATTCAACTTCATCTTTTAATCTATCGTCTATTTTTTCTGCCATTTTTTCTCCTTATTATACTGGGTCTAATGCAATCCAGTAGGCTGTTCCGTTTATCCAAATTGGAAATCTGTGTGTAAATGTACTTGAAGGGTCTGATGCCATTGCTGTCGCATCAACATCTTCCTCACAAAATAATGCTAATGTAGCTGAGGTGTCTGTTCCAGTCCCAGCAGAATCTTTTGACCCAATATATATTTGATTGTCAGTATGGGCGCTTGGCTCAGTTCCATTTAATATAGTTAAATAATTAACAGCACTACTATCAAATGTTCTTGTTCCAATGCCAACTCTTCCATCTCTATTACATACTAATATGCTTTCAGTGTCATAAGACTCTCCATCGTCAACAAGAGACTGTACGACAAAATTTTCATGATAGTTTGCAATTGCCATAAGCTTATCGTTAGTGCCTTCACCAGTATCTTCAAAATAAATTCTTGGAATCCCATCGTCAGTAATAACGATTTCTGCTTCATTTCCCATGTTCATAGAAGATGTGCTCCCATCGCTTACATGGATTGAATGAACATTAGAAGATGTTCCACTTGTAACTCCTCCTCCAGCTATTATATCTCCTTTAATATAACAATTTCCAGATGCGTCTATAGAAAAATCATTATTACCTACAGTCCCATCAAATGCAGCAGCTGTGTGAATAATAAATCTGTCGTGAGTATCATCAATTCCCATTATAGTTTTAACTGCATCATGCCTAAATAATATGGTTTTATCTGTTGCATCATCACTTCCACCTATAACAATATCATCGCCTTCAATTGTCAAATCTCCTGATACTGACAAATTCCCGCTTCCAACTGAGACATCACCATCCCTATTACATACTAATATATTTTCAGTATCATAGGATTCTCCATCATCAACAAGAGATTGAACTACAAAATTTTCGTTATAATTAGCAATTGCCATTAACTTATCATTGGTTCCCTCGCCTGTATCTTCAAAATAAATTCTAGGAATACCATCATCCGATATAACAATCTCAGCCTCATTCCCCATATTCATGGAAGATGAACTTCCATCACTAACATGAATTGAGTGAACAGAAGAGGAAGTTCCGCTTGTAACTCCTCCCGCAACAATTAAATCTCCTGCAATAGTCAAACTTCCATTAGCTACAGTTAATAGGTCTGTATCATCTGTGTGCCCTATAGTGGTACCATTAACAATAACATTGTCAACAGTTAGTGCGGTTCCTGTTAGTGCTCCAGAAACATCAAGTGTTCCATTTAAATCTACATTTCCATCAATATTTAATTCAGTTGCAACATTCACATCTACTGTTGGAGCTGTTATATCTAAAGTTGTTCCTGCATTTATTTCTAGATGCCCGTCTGATGTTGCTATAATATTTTCCCCACCAGCAGCATCATGGAAAGATAATTTACTGTCGCCTGCTAAAACTAATTCATCAGCACTCTCGTCCCATAACATATATTGACCAGAAGTTGCTCCAAAAAACTTTACATCATAGCCTGTATCATCAACACCAACACTTATGTTTCTGCTTGAATCAATAGTTATTGCATCTGTTATAGTATTGCTTCTTGTTGGACTTCCAGTTCCACTTGTTCTGTTTCCAATCTTTAAATTTCCTGAAGCATCTGCCTGTATCTGCCACACATCTCCTGCATCGTCTGCATTATCTGCCCCTAAAAATAAAATAGCTTCTTGGCCCTCAATTCCTAATATTGATGTAAAGCCGCCATTTGATGTGTCTGATGTTACTGTGAATAAATTTTCAGAGCTTGAATTTGCAACAGATAAAGCATTCCCTGTAGCTAAACTAAGAGTCTTGCTTCCTGTTGATGTAGCTCCTGATAATACTTCGTCAACCCAATTTGTTGCCATTTACTGCTCCTATATTTTTGGCACAGATAGAAACCTTACTCCAGATTTTCTATGTGGCCACCTTTTAATTCCTCTTTGATACATTTGCATATGATACTGAGCATTCTGAAGATTTCCTATATTTTCATACATTCTGCATTTTATATAATCTAAAACATATTTATGAAGACCTGAATCAACTCCTAAGTCTGACTTTAAGTCTTCTGTTACTGCTGATGCTGTTTCGTACTTAGAATGATATGTAATTCTTATTCCGTTACTTACAGAGCTTCCTTGATAGGAGTCGTATCTTTCTCTTGTTTTTTCTCCTGAAGAAGATGATGTTTGTTCGCATAAAATTGCCAATCTGTCATCATCATTATACCATGAAAAATATGAATTTGGATATGTTCTTTTATCTGTTGCCATTAAGTTAAAGACTCCGCTGTTTCGTCCGTATCACCCCTTAATAGTTTGTGAGGGTCTGCTAGCTTTGGTATCATAACATATCTGTCATTTGAATCTTTTATCTCAACTCTAACAATATCCATCATTTTGTTATCTAATTCGTACCATCTTTGATGTGTAACTAAATCTGTTTTAGATGTTCTTGTGTAATGCTGAACCTCTCCGCTAATTTCGGTTAAAGCATCATTAAGCAATTGTAGCATTAATTTTTCTGACTGTTGCCCAAAAAGTTGTTCTATTTGTTCTATTATATTTTTAACTGTCATTATCTAGCTCCTTGTTGAGGTTGAGCCTGCACAAGTCCTAGTGCCTGAATGCCTCGAGCATAATCTTGTTTTAAATTTTGTATTATAGGTAAATATAATTCAGGGTCTTCTTCATCCACAGATAAATGCTCTAAGTTTTTTATTGCAGCATATATAATAACAAGATATTCAGCTTCATTTGGAAAATTAGATATAGCACTTACTCCATCTGCATTTATGGATGGGTCTGCAATTAAATAATATATTCCAGATGAAGATGCTGGAAGAATATTTAATTTACTTCCCTCCACATAATATACAGGGTCAGTGGCAGTTGCAAAATGCATACTACTTGAATCAGCTGCTTCATATTTATTTTTTGGGTCTATTTCTCTACATTTTACAGTTCCAGCATAAACACTTCCAATATGCTTTGAAGCTATAGTTTCTGCTTCAGAACCTGCTGCGGCAGAAGTAAATGTGTTTTTAGTATAACACATATTTTTTAATTCTTGAGGAAATATATTCACAAGCTCTCTCACCCCATCATTACACCATTGGTCCAACTCGGTTTCAGTTACATTTGTGCCTGTTAATGCCTGTATTTGTGCGCTTAATGTTGCCACTATCTAGCATTCCTATCAGCAATATCTTGGTCAATTGTGGTTTGACTAAACTCAACCTTTGTCTGAGAACTCCACGTTGTCCTCATGTTAACATGGTCTTTAGTATTATTATACCTCAATGGAGGATGTTTAGCCTCAACAACCTTTTTTTTATTTTTATCATATATGAAAATCTTTCTTGGCATCTTTACTTTTTTTTAGTTGTATATTTTCTTCCATCCCATGTAAAAGTTTTTTTCCCTGCCTTACTAGCCTCAGCAAACGCAGACCTAAAGCTTTTAGCTTTTTTAGATTCCTTTTTATATGTAGGAAAAGCTCCACCTTCAGTCAAAGTAACAGAGGTAGGTTTTTTGCCAATTTTTCCAGTTGCTTTTATTTTTTTAGGCTCTACATTTTTAGGAACTTTTACGTAATCCTGCCCTGCGCCTTCTTTTTTCTTTTCAAGGCTAACTGCACGTTTATTGATTTTTTTAAGGTTTCTTTTTTCTTGTCTTTTGGCTCGCCTTTCAGCTATCCTTTCTTTGCTAAAAAATCCACTTCTTTTCTTTTTAACTTCTCCACCCTTAGCATATCTTTCAACTCTTCCACCTGCATCATATACTGGGTAATCATAGTCTCCTGCCATTATACTATCCTCTTTTTAAAATTTGCCAACCTATTCATTAATGCTTTTCTCATTCTTGGGTCCATTTTTCCACCCATAGTTCCAGGATTTACTGGCGGCCTCATTCCTGCCCCAGGAGGCAAAGGACTTACAGGGCTTGTCCCTGGAACCTCTACTGACGGAGGTATTGGATTGCCTCTATGTGGACCATAATGAGGTGCATCATTCCAATTAATAGCTCCAAATCCTTGAGGGGCATTTTGCCCAGGAGGTCTAGGCGCTACTCTTCGTAATGGAACATTAGGTCCTCCCATTGGAACCATTCCACCACCTTGATATTTTGGAACCATTCCGCCATGTTTATATTTTGGAACCATTCCTCCATGACCATAATTCCCTTCAACCTGCATTGGTTTGCCTGAATTTTTTGCATAACTTGCAGCTTCCTTCATACCTTGCTCAGTATAAGGAAACTTCATTTTTCCTACTTTTGGCATTATTTTTTCCCCCTTTTACGTGCATCTTGCACTGGTAATTTACCATATTCGTTGATATATTCCAAAACAGCCTCCGTCTTAGGATTGACTGAATTTTTTTTAATTACATACTCTCCACCTTCCACATTAATATCGATGCCTCCATTGTTATGTGATGGTCCGTACATTTTTCCACCATCTTCCATTTTCATTGACTCAGCATGCTTTAATACTCTTTTAGATTGGCCTTTGTGCATTTTTGATGCTTTAACTAATTCTTTTGCTATTTGTTTTAAATCAGCAACAGAACCCTTAACAGGTCCACCTTTTTTATACTTTTTAATGTCAAGTGTCTTAGGATATCCTTCTTCACCAGGCCTAGCAGGTTTTTCCCCACGCTTACGCTTTGCGTGTATATTTGCCCATAATCCTTTCTTCTTAGCCATTATCCGTAATACGCTATTACAGAACCAGAGTCAAGTTCAATTGAATCAAATTTTCCATATATTGTAGTGCCTTCTGGTATTTTAAATGTAGCAGGAACTGTTCCTGATAAATTTGTTGTACACTCTGAAGTATCTACAACTGAGGCCTCTAGGCCTGTAACTGCCACAAAAGGACCTGTTATCTCATCTGTACCATCTATTATAACTGCACCATTTTGACCTAAGGCTGCATTTTGTGCTTCTACAACTGTAAAGTTGTGTAATGATTTTTTAAACGCCATATTATCCTCCCTGCTCTAAGCACTGGCTGTGCGTGAATGAGCTTGTTATTATTATATAAAATTCTTAATAGATTTGGAGTGAGCCCTTTATACGACCCACTCCATAGTTCTACAAAACTATTAAACCTTATTGCTTTGGTTTAGCTGAACGGTGTAGCTGCATCACCATTTGAGTGGATAATACATTCTGCATACCATTTGTTAGAGCCTATTCCAGTTAACTCAATAATTCCTGAAAGACCTGTAGTAGTTCTATTCAAAGTAATTATTCTGTCATCTACTTCATCAGCCACAAAGTTTTCCATAGCTGCTGCAGTTTGGTCCGCTGTGTCAGACATAGAGGCCCATCCTGTTATTAAAGTAGTTGATGCATCAGAAGTTACTGTGTGAGAATTACTTGTAGCACCATCAAAAACTATTTTGATTTTATCTCCCATATTAGGAGCTGGCAAAGTAACATCGCATCCATCTAACTTTGTAACAACATAGACATAGCCTGCTGCTGCTGTAAAGTCAGCTGTTTTTGCAGATACTTTATATGCATTAGGTATCATACCATAGCTACCGCTATTTTGATTTAATACGTCACTTCTCATTCTACACGCCCTCCAAATTAATCAACGCATGTGTTTCAGGAAGAGAAACTTCAAGACCTGCTTCTGT